GACCAATCTATGAATTTTATAAAGGATTGTAAAGCAGATTGGTGTGGATCACATTTAGAATTACAAGGTTTCGAACTAATGAGAGGAGTTAAAAATCCTCATGGTATGAGTGCTTCTCATTTCGAAAAGTTCGAATTAGTTATGACCGGTCATTTTCATTGTTCATCACGACAAGGTAATATTTGGTACTTAGGTTCTCAGATGGAGTTCTTTTGGTCTGATGCTCATGATACAAAATACTTTCATATTTTAGATACTGAAACTAGAGAAGTAGAAAAAATACAAAATACTTACACTTTATTTCATAAAATTGTGTACAATGATGAAAAAACCGATTATAATAGTTATGACGTAAAACAATTAGCTAATAAATTTGTAAAGATAATTGTTGTCAATAAATCAGATTCTTTTGCCTTTGATAGGTTTGTAGATAGAATCCAACAGCAACCTATATATGATTTAAAAGTAGCAGAAAATTTTAGTGAGTTTGTTGGAAATAAAATAGCAGATGAAGGTCTTGAAGTAGACGATACTCCAAAACTCATGGATGAATACATAGATGCTGTTGAAACTGATCTAGATAAAGAAAGAATAAAAGTTCAAATGCGAGAATTAATGACACACGCGCAGGCACAAGAGTTAGTATGATAAAATTTAAAAAAATAAGATGGAAAAATTTCTTATCATACGGTGATCGTTTTACTGAAATAGATTTAAATAAAACCAAAACCAGTTTAATTATTGGTCAAAACGGTTCAGGTAAATCTACAATGTTAGATGCTTTATCTTATGCTCTTTTTGCTAAACCACATAGAAATATAATTAAGAACCAACTACCAAACTCAATAAATAAAAAACATTGTGTAGTTGAGGCAGAGTTCTCAGTTGGCAAGGCTGATTATCTAATCCGCAGGACTATTAAGCCCACGTCATTTGAGATTTGGAAAGATGGAGATATGTTAAATCAATCCCATCATACCAAAGACTACCAAAAGATCCTCGAACAAAATATCTTGAAACTTAATCATAAGTCGTTTCATCAGGTAATTGTATTGGGTTCCTCCTCATTCATTCCCTTTATGCAATTGCCACCTAGAAACAGGAGAGCTATTATCGAGGATCTTTTGGACATCAGTGTGTTTTCGAAAATGAATATGATACTCAAAGAAAAAACTACATATCTTAAAGATGAAATAAAAGAATTTAATTATAAATTAGAAATATCTCAAACAAAATTAGAAGCACAGAAAAAACATATATCAGAAGTAAAAAGATTAACAAATCAAAATATAGACAGTAAAAATAATGCTATAGAAAAAGCACAACAAGAAATTAAAGAATTAACTGATAAAAATATAAAACTATCTGAATCTTTAGAATCAATTAGTGATAATAATACTAAAGAATTAAAAGAAGCTCATGATAGAAAAACAGATGTTATGCATAAGCAAGCTAGACTTCGAAGCTCAATAGAAGAATTAGTTAAGAATACTAAATTTTATGAAGATAATCTTAATTGTCCAACATGTGAACAAACTATTACCGAAGATTTTAGAGAAAATAAAATTAATTCTGGTAAAGAATATGCTAAAGAATTATCTAGTAAAATGACAGAATTGACTGCAATGTCAAAAGATATTGAAAAACGAGTAGACATAGCAAATGAAATAGCTACTCAAATAACTAAAGCTCATTCTGAATTGTTTAGTAATACTAAAGAAATAGATAAATTAAACACGTTTATTAAAACAACCCTTAATGAAATTTCACACGACGTTACTATAGATTTAAAAAATGCCGAAAAAGAAGCAGAAGAAATAGCTTCAGAAGTATTAAAATCTAACGATCAGAAATTAATAGCTAATGAACAATATTCGTATAACTTAGCTATGACAGAAATGTTAAAAGATACTGGAATTAAAACTAAGATTATTAAACAATATTTACCAGTTATGAATACTCTTATTAATCAGTATCTTCAAGTTTTAGACTTCTTCGTTCATTTTGATTTAGACGAAGAGTTTAATGAAACGATAAGATCTAGACATAGAGATGCCTTTTCTTATGATTCGTTTTCTGAAGGTGAGAAACAGAGAATAGACTTATCGTTATTATTCACTTGGCGACAAATAGCTAAGATGAAAAATTCAGTAGCAACTAATCTATTAATTCTAGATGAGACATTTGATTCGAGTTTAGATCATGATGGAGTAGAAAACTTATTAAAAATCTTACATACTTTAGGAACCGATACGAATATATTTGTTATATCTCATAAAGGAGAAATCTTAAACGGTAAGTTTGATGATACTATTGAATTTAAAAAAGAAAGAAATTTCTCACAAATTGCAGCATAACTGTGTACATTATATATAAAATATGGTATAATATACCTATCAATCAAAAATGGGGTTTTTATTATGGAACTAACTGACAATACTTTGTCAATACTGAAAAACTTTTCTGGAATTAACCAGAATATTCTTTTTAAAGAAGGTAATACTTTAAAAACAATTAGTGAAGCTAGAAACGTTTTAGCTACTGCTAATGTTACAGAAGAATTTACTAAAAATTTCGGAGTGTACGATCTAAATGAATTTATTGGCGTTTTAGGTTTAGTTGATTCTCCTAATCTAAAATTCGAAGATGAAAATATGATTATTAGTGACTCAAGTGGTCGATCTAAAATTAAATATTTCTATTCTTCTGAAGATACTTTAACGACACCTTCTAAGGATATTACTATGCCTGAAGCTGACGTTAAATTTACTTTAGATGTTGACGTATTAAATAAAATTAAACGAGCAGCATCCACACTTGGCCACAATGAAGTTTCTATAACTGGTAAAAATGGTATTATTACATTATCAGTAGTAGATAGTCAGAATAAAACATCTAACGCATTTGAAATCGATATCGATGGAGAATTTGCTGAAGGTGCAGTATTTAACTTTATTCTTAATATCAATAATCTTAAGATAATTCCTGGAGATTATAATGTTGAGATATCATCTAAATTAATTTCGCAGTTTAGTAATTCAGAAATGAATATAAAATACTGGATTGCTATGGAAAAATCATCAACTTTTGGAGTATAAAATGTCAGATAAAAAAACTGAAACAACTGAAGAACCTGCGATTCCAGCAGTATCTGAAAACATTAAGTCATTACAAGACTTATCAAATAAAGCATCTAGGAGTACGGTTGCAGTTATCGATGCGATGACTCAACGAGGTGCTTTTAAAGGTGAAGAACTATCTACGATAGGCGGTTTACGTGATCAATGTATTCAAATTATTCAAATAGTAGAAAATATTGAACAAGAACAAGCGATGCAAAGTTAATGAGTGATGACTTTATATGGGTCGAAAAATATCGACCTAAAACCATCGAAGATACAATATTACCTGATAAGTTAAAAGAAACTTTTCAAAAGATTATTGATTCCAAAGAATTGCCTAATATGTTATTTACTGGTACAGCTGGTACTGGTAAAACAACTGTTGCTAAAGCACTATGTAATGTTTTAGATTTGGATTATATATTAATCAATGGTTCTGAAGAAGGTAATATTGATACTCTTCGTGGCAAAATAAAACAATTTGCTAGTTCTATTTCGTTACAAGGTGGTTATAAAGTTGTCATTCTTGATGAGGCTGATTATTTAAATCCTCAATCAACTCAACCAGCATTACGTGGATTTATCGAAGAGTTTTCAAAAAACTGTAGATTTATTCTCACTTGTAATTTTAAAAATAGGATTATTGAACCATTGCATTCACGATGTGGTGTATATGAATTTAATACTTCTAAAAAAGATCTTGCTAGTCTTTGTGCTCAATTCTTAAAACGAGCTCAAAAAATATTAGAAGATGAAGGTATTAGTCATACACAAATGGATGTGGCTAATTTAATAATGAAACATGCGCCAGATTGGAGAAGAATATTAAATGAGCTTCAGAAGAATAGTATGTCTGGGTCTTTGGTTTGGTCTGGGATACATGCTAATGGATCTGATACTTTTGAGCCTCTTATACGCAACTTAAAAGAAAAAGATTTTAAAGCAATGCGTTTATGGGTAACTAATAATATAGATACAGATGCATCTGCTATATTCAGAGGTCTTTATGATAGGGTATTAGATAATTTAAAACCTCATTCAATTCCTCAAATGATTTTAATATTAGCAGATTATCAATATAAACATGCTTTCGTGGCAGATCATGAATTAAATGTTGTGGCATGTTTAACGGAGATAATGGCTAATGTTGAATTTAATTAAATTTATTTTAATAATACTATTTTTTGCTATGCCTTCTTACGCATTAGAATGGAATAGAAAACCAGTATTATGCGGAGAAGATATAGAAATATTTCCTCTATTGGCAGCAAAAAACGAAATATTACTTTTTAAAGGTAATATTAAATCTAAAGTAAATGATCCAGATAATGATGATGGTATATCGGATAACGCAGTAAATTTACCATTTGCAATGTATGCTAATATGGAAACTAAAACATTTACAATACTAGAATATCATAATGCGCCATATAATGTATTTTGTTTAGTTGGTGTAGGAGAAAATTTAGAATATGTATTAGCAGCAGGAGAATCGTTATAATGCGGGAATATAATCTATTTCAAATAGGAGATTTTATTTCTCACGCTGGTTTACCATTAAAATGGAAAATAGAATGTGATGCTATTAAACCAGAAGAGTGGGATGCTTTAGCTAGAATGATTATGGATTTTGAAAAAAGACCATTTTGTGATGTTGAAGGAATACCTCGAGGAGGAGTTCCATTAGCTAATGCTCTTAAAAAATACGCAACCGGAGATATTAGTGATAGATTACTAGTAGTTGATGATGTATATACTACTGGAACTAGTTTTAAAGAATATTGCGAAGTAAAATATGGATCAGGTACTCTAATATATAAATGGTGTGTATTTGCTAGAAAACCACCTACCGATGGAATTAATGCACTATTTACTATGCCAGAAATTAATGATTATGTAGATACTTCGAAACGTTTTATATAAATGGAATATATTTACTACTTAGTTATGGTCACATTAGCTCAATCAAATTTCCATGCGATTGAGATAGACGAATATAGGTGGTTAAGAAGATGCGAAATGGCTGCAGAAGCACGTTCATTAATGGAAAAAGAGAAAAAAGGTTTTGTTTGCGTAAGAAAAGGAATTCCAAAAAATGCTATTAGAGACTGATGTTAAATTAGATTTTAATAATGTTCTATTAAGACCAAAACGATCTACAGCTAAAACTCGAAAAGATGTTAATTTATTTCGAGGTATGAAATTTAGAAATTCTAAAAAAGAATATTTTGGAATTCCTATTATGGCTGCAAACATGGACGGAGTTGGTACTTTAGAAATGGCTAAAGTAATGGCTAAACAAGGTTTATTTACTTGTTTAAATAAACCAATCCCCACAATGGATTTAGTTAATCATTTTGATACTGATAGCGATACTGAATTAAATTACACGGCTATGACTATTGGAGCTTCACCGAAAGATGAAGAAAAATTTTTCAATGTATATGAACAATGTAGTGGAAAAATGAAATATCTTTGTATAGATGTTGCTAATGGATATACAGAATATTTTAGTAATTTTGTTTATAATATTAGAAAACAAGTTGGCCAATCTATAACAATTATTGCTGGTAATGTAGTTACAGCTGATATGACACAGGAGTTAATTTTAAATGGAGCTGATATCGTTAAAGTTGGGATTGGACCTGGCTCAGTATGTACAACAAGAATCCAAACTGGAGTGGGTTATCCACAGTTATCAGCTATTATCGAATGTGCCGATGCTGCCCATGGCCTTGGTGCTCATATTATTGGTGATGGCGGTTGTGCTGTACCAGGTGATATCGCTAAAGCGTTTGGTGGAGGGGCTGACTTTGTTATGATAGGTGGAATGTTAGCTGGTCATGATCAAGGTGGTGGAGAAATAGTTAATGATACAATTAGATTTTATGGAATGAGTTCAGAAACTGCTAATGATAGGCATTTTGGCGGATTAAAAGATTATAAGGCTGCTGAAGGTAAAGAAGTTGAGATTCCTTATAAAGGTGATGTTCAACATACAATACAAGAAATTTTAGGAAGTTTAAGATCGACTTGCACTTATATTGGAGCTGATAGATTAAAAGATATGGCTAGATGTACAACTTTTATTAGATGTAGTGATACACATAATAGAGTATATGAATAATGGTAGCTTTAGTAACAGGCGGAACTCGAGGAATCGGTGCCGCAATAAGTATAGGATTAAAAGAAGCAGGATTCACAGTAGCTGCTAATTTTAGTAGTGATACTGAAACAGCAGAAAAATTTAAGGAAGAAACTGGTATACCGGTATATCAATGGTGGATAGAAAGTCCTGAACAATGTCTTAGTGGAGTTAATAAAATTGAAAAGGACTTAGGTCCTGTATCAGTATTAATTAATAATGCCGGAGTCACCAGAGATTCTATGTTTCATAAAATGGCTGAATGCGATTGGCATGTAGTAATTGATATTAATGTCAATGGTTTATTTAATATGACAAAACCTGTTTGGGAACTTATGAGAAAAAGAAATTATGGAAGAGTTGTTAATGTATCTTCAATTAATGGTCAAAAAGGTCAGATGGGACAAGTTAATTATTCAACTGCCAAAGCTGCTACTATAGGATTTACAAAGGCTTTAGCACAAGAAGGAGCTAAAAAAGGAATAACAGTTAATACAGTTTGTCCGGGATATACGGCTACTGATATGGTAAAAGCAATGCCAGAAGAAGCTCTAAATAAAACAATATCACAAATTCCGGTTGGAAGATTAGGTGAACCAGAAGAAATAGCAAGATGTGTTATCTTTCTGGCTTCATACGATTCTGGATTTATTACTGGATCTACTATAACTGCTAATGGCGGACAATATATATATTAATGGTTTACATTATCAACAAAATATGGTATAATATAATATGAAATTTTTTATAGTGGCATTAATGTTAATTGTTACAAAAGATGCCGATCCAATAGCATATACTTTTACAAACCCAACATTCGATTCAATTGAAAAATGTAAGACACATAGTAAAGAGAATATAGAAGTTTTAATGTTAAAGTTATATTCTGAATTTGGAGATGATTATAAACCGATGATGATTTCGTGCGTTGATGAAGGTGTAGTTAATCAATTATGGGAGATGCAAAATGTCATCACCTTTTGATTTTTTAAATAGTATTAATTATTCTAAAAAGGACATAATGACAGATGACATTGCTGAGTCAAATTATAATTCTTTTATTGTTAATCGCGGGTTGTCTTATTTTGCTGATACTGTTGCTATGGCAAATATGATGAATCAATACCACCACTTAGATAATCTTTTACAATATCAATTTCTTATAAATATAGTTAGAAAGAAAAAACGATTTTCGAAATGGAATAAACCGAAAGTCGCTACTGATTTGGAAGTAATAAAAGAGTATTATGGTTATAGCAATGAAAAAGCACGTATAGTCCATAATCTTCTTACTGACAATCAGATAACTGAATTGAGAAAGAAGGTTTTTAAAGGTGGAAGAAAATAAAGTAATAGAATGGTCACCTGCCTCTATGTTAGAGGTGACATTAAACGAGCCAGATGATTTTTTAAAAGTCCGAGAAACGTTAACACGTATCGGCGTAGCATCTAGAAAAGAAAATAAATTATTTCAATCTTGTCATATATTACATAAACAAGGTCGATATTTTATTGTACATTTTAAAGAATTATTCTTATTAGATGGGAAAAAATCAAATTTAGAAGAAAATGATATAGCACGAAGAAATACCATTGCTACTTTAATGAGTGATTGGGGTTTAATCTCAATTCAAAATAAAGAAGTAACAGAGCAAAAAGCTCCTCTTAGACAAATAAAAATTATACCATTTAAAGAAAAAGATAAATGGGAATTATGTCCAAAGTATAATATAGGTAATAGCTAATGTCTATGATGTATCCCTCAAATAATGCGGATTATAATAGAATGACAGTTTTATTAGATGAAATAGAAATACTAAGACGTAGAATAAAACCTCAGGCAACTGGTCATCTTTATACCGCTATAAGTGTGTTACAAGATAGAGTAGGGGAATTAGAAAAAAAATATAAAGAAAATAAAGTTGAAAGAAAATAAATTTTATTTACCTATGTACATTTAAAAAATAATGATTATATATAGTAATAGATGCCACGTGATGTGGGTCTATTTTTTTAATCTTGCTTAACAAAGGAGATAGCAATGACTGGTACTTTTATGTTCCCTAGGAACGCTTTTTTAGGTTTCGA